TGACTTCAATCAGTACACGGACTATCTGAAGGCACAGGCAGAGCACGAAGCAAAACAAGCTGTTGCGGAAAAAACACTTGAGAGTAAAGAAAGTCAGCTAAAAAGCCTTGATGTCCAAGAGCGGACGGAATGGGAAAATGAGCGTGTAAGCAATGCGGCGGAAACGGCAAGGGCTTTGAAAGCTACGCTGCCAGACCTTGAGAACGTTTACCAAGCAAATGCACATGTCTTTGAAACTTTTAGCGATGAACTTGGCGATATGTTCCTGCACCTCGATAATCCAGCGCTTGCAATGTATAACCTCGTAAAAGACGGAAAGTTTGAACGTCTTGCAGGTATGCCTTTGCACCTCGCTGCATTTGAGATCATGCAGGCCCATGCCAAACAGCCTCAAGCACAAAATCGCGTAACGCAAGCACCTAAACCTCTTAGTGCTGCGAAGGGTTCCGGCACTGGTCAAAAATCAACCGAAACTATGACTTACGAAGAGTTGGTCAAGGCAATCGGTTAAATTAAAAGGAAAAAACTATGGCTAACCTTACAATCACCAACAAGAACGCGCCGGGTATCGTTGCGAAACTCGCCGCGGGTCGTCTTGCAGATACCGCTATGTTCTGCAAAACGGTAGATAAAGAAGACGCTTCCGTGTTTGGCAAAGACTTTGAAAATGCCCAGCCCGGGGATACCATCTACGTTAAAAAGCCGCCGCGCTTCATTCCGGGTTCTTCTTTGGACATTACGTCTACTATTCAAGACGCAACGGAAGAAAAGGTTGCTTTGACGCTTGATAAAATTTCCACAATCGGCATTAAAATGTCGTCTCTGGAGATCGCATACGAGAAGGGTCTTAAGAAATGGAATGAGGATTTCCTCAAGCCTGCAATGGACGCGATTGCTGCTGACCTTGACGAATGGCTGCTCAACAAGGCTGTACTCGCTACGGCGAACCTTGTCGGAACGGCTGGAACGACCCCTGCTGCAATCCTGACCTACCTTCAGGCAAATCAGAAGCTTACCGAGAACCTCGCGGGTTCCGATAACCGTTTCTGCTTCCTGAATCCGTCTGCTAACACGGCAACCTCTGACGCACGCAAGGGTCTTTTCCAAGCGGATGCAGAGATTTCCAAAATCTACAAGATGGGCTATGTCGGTAAGGGCCAAGGCATGACCTACGTTGAAAGCAATCTGCTGCCAACCCTGACGAACGGTAACGACGATACGGGCGCTGCAATTGACGACACCGTAGCAACGGGCGCAACGACCATCCACATCGACGGTATCACGACTGGTACTGGTACGGTAGCTGCTGGTACGGTCTTTACGATTGCAGGCGTCTATGATGTTCACCCGCTGACGAAAGCGCAACTGCCTCACCTGAAGCAGTTTGTTGTCGTTACGGGCGGCACGGCTTCTGGAACGAGTGACATTGATCTTGTCATTTCTCCGGCAATCTACGGGCCTACATCTAACTCCCTGCAAAACGTATCGGCGCTACCTGCTAACGATGCTGCCATTGTGTTCTTTGGTGCCGCATCTGCAGTTATGCAACAGTCTCTTGCTCTGCATAAATCGGCGGTTCGACTTTGCACCGTACCTCTGCACCTTCCTAAGAACGAGGAATTTGCAGCGCGGGAAACTGTTGACGGGATCTCCGTTTCGGTTGTCCGTGGCTTTGACATTAGAACGCGTGAAGAAATTCTCCGTTTTGACGTTTTGGCAGGCGCGGCAATGGTACGTCCTGAATGGATGGTACGTCTTCCCGGCTAAAAACACGGGGGAGGGTTTAGGCTCTCCCCCACTTTCTTGAAAGGATTTCTTTATGTCAGTTGGTCTTATCATGGGTAACGTCTCTGGGGTTTATGCGCTTGAAGCGTCTTTGACCCCTGCAGAAGTTGCCACAATCACTACAGCAGAGCAGACGTTCACTGTTGCCGGACTTAAAGCTACGGATATGGTCTACGTTAATTCACCCTCGCATGTCGCGGGGGTAGCATTAGCGAATGCCAGAGTGAGTGCTGCAGATACGCTTGCCCTTACGTTTGTAAACCCTACCGCTGCGGGCGTTACTCCTGCGGCCGGAACTTACACCATTACCGTCGTTAGATGCGAAAACGGAACGAAAGCATCTTCTGTGCAGGATTAACAATATGGGGGCGTAAAAACCCCCATATAACTTTAAGGATTTAGAAATGCCGACATTCGCAACTTATAACCCTGATGGCGTTCAATCGCCAGCTTATACAGACGCAAAGCTCTTGGCTGCAAATGTGCCAGAGCAATTTACAGTACCGACTGATCCGCAAACAGGCCTAAAACCAAGGTATGTTCTATTCGGAAAAGGCTCGGCTGCTGACTTCTACGCCCAAGCCTATACCGATATGGAAGGTGCTGACAGGGTAATCAATGGAACATTTGCCGAATATGTTACCAACGGGGCATTTGGTTCTGACGCAAGCTGGACGAAAGGCACTGGCTGGACGATCGCGGCTGGGGTAGCAACGGCTACCGGAGCCATTTCTACAGCTTTGTCGCAAACCTCTGCCATTACCCTTGTTGAGGGTCATACCTACACAATTACGTATACCGTAACGCGCACAGCAGGAACGGTAACGCCTTCAATCGGTGGAACAGCCGGAACAGCTAGAAGTACTGACGCTACATTCGCAGAAACCATTGTTGCGGGGTCTACGCAAATTCTCGCTTTCACTGGTGCTGGATTCACTGGAACGATTGACAACGTATCAGTTACGGCTTGGGGCCTTGGCACTGGCTGGACGACTGACGGCGCCACGGCTATCGCAACCGGAGCTATCTCTACAAACCTGACGCAAACAATGCGCCCTATATACAAGCTTGTTGAGGGCCAAACATACCTTTGCACGTATACGACTACACGTTCAGCCGGGTCTGTTGCCCTTGATATTGGCGGCGGTACTGCCGGAGCCACAGTGTCATCTGCTACGACTACGGCGGCTGTTCTTACGGCAGGGGCTACTCAGGTAGTGACGTTTACTGCTAGTGGGTTTACCGGAACGATAGATAACGTAACTATCATTCCATGTGCTGCCGTTCCCGGTGATGAATCCTATGGACTATCATCTGTTCAAAACCCTGTGGGTCTGCTGCTTGACGGTAACAAAACCGTTATTAGCGTTGCATCAGCAGGAACCCCAATCATTACAGCGAGTTATTACAAATGAAAATGAAGCGCGGTGACGTGGTTAAAGAATGGAAACCAGAGGACAAAGAGATGCTCCTTGCCAGAGGCTGGGTATGCGTTGAAGAAGATGTTTTCAAAGCAATGGCTGATGATGCGCCTATAAAAAATGCGGGGTAAAAAACATAAATGACCACAGCAAGGGAAATCATTACGCGGTCAATGCAAAGGGCCGGCATCCTGACTAAAACAGAGCAACCGTCTGCTGATGAGGCAAACGATGCTCTGGATTCCCTTAATGATATGATTAGCTCATGGTCTAACGAGGGGATGCTTGTTTATTCCCGCGTCCTTGAAAACTTCACTTTAACTGGCAACGTTGCATCTTATACAATGGGGACTGGCGGCGATTTTAACACCTCGCGGCCTATTTCCATTGCTGAAGCGTATATCAGAGACGGGGACGCGGATACTGATGTAGACGTAATAAGTGACGAAGCTTATGCAAGAATAGCTGATAAAGATTCCCAAGGAACGCCATATTGGTTAAATTGCAATAACGGCTTTCCGCTTGTAACGATCAAGCTCTATCCTGTTCCGTCAACAAGCTATGTTCTTTATCTTCTGTCAGAAAAAGAGCTGACGCAGTTTGCATTAGATGATGCTGTATCTCTCCCGCCCGGCTGGAAAAAAGCGCTCATTGATAATCTGGCAGTTGAATTGCAGCCGGAATATGGTCAGCAAGTTGATCCGTTTATCCTGAAAAAGGCGAATGAATCCAAGGGAAGCATAAAGCTGGCTATTTTAAAAAGCCGGAAGCTTGATTATTACCCTGCTGGAAATGGAACACGCAACATTTATACGGGGTATAGGCGTTGAAAATAGGCCTTGTCGGTTCGTCAAATCAGGAAAGATCATTACCATTTGATGCACAGAGAATGGTAAACCTCTATCCTGTTGCCGCTGAACAGGGGAAGGAAACTACTGCTTTATACGGTACGCCGGGGCTTGATTTATTCGCAACTGCTGGAAATGGCCCGATAAGAAACTGCTTTGCAGCTACAAATGAAAGGTCATTTGCTGTAAGCGGCTCTGATCTTTATGAGGTGCTTTCAAATGGCACAACGTCATCCTTAGGAACGCTTGATCAGTCATCCGGCATTGTATCCATGGCAGAGAATGGGTTTCAGCTTGCAATATGTGACGGTGTAAGCGTTTATATCTTTACCTATGCAACTGACGTTTTTGAGAAAGTAGCAGATTTAGACCTGCCAACTGCGGGAACGATCTGTTTTATTGATGGATATTTTGTTATTAACAAGAATGATACAGGGTCTTTCTACATATCTGGCCTGTATGACGGGACATCGTGGGATGCTTTGGATTTCGCCACCGCTGAAAGCTCCCCTGATAGGCTCGTCAGGGTCTACAGCGCAATCGGGCAGCTTTGGCTATTCGGCGCGAGAACAGCTGAAATCTGGACAAATACCGGAGATAGCGCATTTCCGTTTGAGCGTATTTCAGGCGCAAAGATGGAGATGGGGTGCCTCGCTCCGCACTCTGTTGTTGAATTTGACAACTCTATCTTCTGGCTTGGAACTGACCATAACGGTTCCGGCATTGTCTACAGGGCGCAGGGCTTTACCCCGTCAAGAATATCTACAAGCGCGATTGAGCGGCTTATCCAAGATACCGCAGATCAGGAAAATATAAGAGCCTATACATACCAAGAGGACGGTCATTCTTTCTACGTCATAACCGGTGGCAGTCTTTCAACATCGCTTGTTTATGACCTCACCACGCAGGTATGGCATGAGAGAGCATACAAGAACGAGTTTGGGGAATACGAACAGCATTTAGCAAATTGCCATATGTTTTCATTCGGGAAGCATCTTGTCGGGGATAGACGGAACGGCAAAATATACGATATGTCCATACACATATTCTCTGATAACGGTGATTACATTACCAGAGAGAGAATTTATACACATATTAGTGACGAAAACAAAAGAATAAGGTATAATAAACTTGAAATCGGGTTTGAGACTGGCGTTGGGCTTCAGTCTGGTCAGGGTTCCGATCCAATGGTTTCCTTGCAGCTCTCTAAAGCCGGCGCGAGAACATGGTCTGATGAGTACACAACCAGCATAGGTGCTGTTGGTAACTACAGAGCCAAGGCAGTATTCAGGCGCTTGGGCATATCAGAAATCATGACTTTCAAAATCAAAATATCAGATCCTGTAAAAGTCGCCATAACAGGGAGTTATCTGTTTTGACGAAAATCAGCCCGCCGCCCATTTATGCGCCAGTGATTGATGAAACGGGGGTTGCTTCTATCCCATGGACGTTATTCTTTAACTCAATCTTCACAGGTGACACTGGAACAAGCTGGACGCCAATAGCCAACAGCCTAACGTCTACAGGCACTCCTACCATTACAGGTGTTTATTATAAATTATCAAGGAACCTTGTTTTTTATAAAATCACTGTAACCCCTGCAACGGATACAAGCGCTGTTGCTGGAACTACTTATTTTTCAGGCTTTCCGCTTTCAATGAGTGGAGACGGATTAGTCGTAGCGGTGGCGGCAGCTTCAAATTTAGGTGTAGGGCTAGGCGTTTCATCTGCAAGCGCAGAGCGGATATATACCCCGGCTTGGACTGCTGCAACAGTGCCGATTACCCTGCTTGGCATGATGGAGGCAGGATGATTGCATTTAACCTAGAATCCGGAGCAGACGTAGCGGAAGAAATCGCTAAGAGTGTTTCGCGCCATGTTTCTGAAATGAAGGACGCTAACGATTACGGCGCACCTTCGATAGACTGGGAATATTATCTGCAAATGAGCACTGCCGGACTTTGCAAGGCCGTTACCATGAGGGATTCGGGGCGGCTTGTCGGGTATGCTATTCTTATGCTTTCAAACAACCCACGCCACAAAGAACGAATTGAGGCTATGTGCGATGGGCTGTTTATTGAAAAAGAGTACAGGGGCAAGAATACTGCTGAATTTATGAGCGCTCTTAAAAAGTACACAGCTCAATCTGGGGTTAGCGAAGTCAACATTCTTGTGGGGGAACCGAGCGTTTGCAGATTTCTTGCTGCAAACGGGTTTATGGAGACAAAGAAATTATGGAGTTTGAAAAATGAGTAAGACTATTAAAAAAATTGCGCCTCTAGCTCTTGGCCTAGCTGTTCCGGGTATTGGTACAGCTCTAGGACTGGGTGCCATGGGAACAGCGGCCCTAGGGGCTGGTGCTGGCGCACTAGGATCAAAGATTAGCGGCGGCAATATGCTGAAAGGCGCAATCGGAGGCGGTTTAGGCGGCTATCTTGGCGGCGGTGGGCTTGGAACTGCGCCATCTTCCATTAACTGGACAACGGCTGCACCCGGCTACGCTACAGGGGTTCAGAATTATGCCGGAACTGGATTGCTTGGTGGGCTTGGAAAGTTTGGTAGCGTCGGTAATGCAATCGGTAGGGGTATTAGCGGCGCAGCTTCAGGCGGCGGCGGTGTTGGCGGTGGAATTGGAAATATCGCATCAAATATCTTTAGCGGTGTGCAAGGTACGGGCGCATACAAGGATATGGAGCGTCAACAGCTGGCAGCGAATAAACAAGCCCTTTCCGCTGTCTCGCCGTTCGCAGCAACCGGACAGAGCGCAAATACACGCCTTGCTGCTTTACTTGGACTTGATCCAAATGCTGATCAGGAATCAATTTTGGAACAGCTTAGAAATACTCCGGGTTATGATTTCAGGATGCAACAAGGGCAACAGGCGCTTGATCGGTCACAGGCAGCACGTGGCGGCTTCTTCTCTGGCGAGGCTCTGAAAGCGTCGCAGGCGCTCGGACAGGGGCTTGCAGATCAGACGTACAATGACTACGTATCGAGACTTGCACAGCAATCAGGACAGGGCCTTGGCGCTGCTGGTGGCATGGCGAACCTTTACGGTCAGGCCGGAGATATCCGCGCAAACAGTACGCTAGGCCGCTCAAATCTTCTAAACCGTAGTCTTGCTAACGTGTTTGGACAACCTTACGAGGATATGCTCAATGGCTGATTTAAGCGTATATGACAGACTGAAAACGCTGTCGGATTATCAGAAAGAAAATGCCGATGCTTCCATGAAGCGTCAGCTTATGCAATCTGAAATATCAAAGTCAAAAATGCTTGATGTTGATAAATTGGGCGAAGTTGGCTTTATGAAAGCTGCTATGGGGCAACCATTAACCCCGCAAGAAGAGGCAGCGGCAAGGTTTGTAGACGCGAAATCTGGCGGGATCATGTTTAATCCAGCAACGGGGGCAATTCAGCAGAAGCCTCGTATATCAGAAAAAATCGGATTACCGGGGGGTGGTTACGCTCCGCAAGATCAAGCATATTCGACGTTACCACCACAGCTTCCAGCCGTTTTTAATATGGATCAAGGTTCGCAGCCTGTTAATGAATTTGATTTAAGATATCAGGAACAGCTCAACAATGCTCGCGGAAATCCAAAATTGCAGCAGTCTATTAGAGAGGCTCATGCAAAAGAAAAAATGCAATTTGATGAAGCTCAAGCGAAAGCTGCTGGGTTTACAGACAGAACAAGATCGGCTGAAGCAGTTTTTACTGATCCGAGTATTATTGAAGCTGGAATGAGCCCTATGCAACGTATGGGTGCAGTAACTCCTTTTATAGGAAATTATCTTGTCAGCAATGAATATCAGCAATTTGATCAGGCGCAGCGTGATTTTATTAATGCGGTACTTCGTAGGGAATCAGGTGCTGTAATTAACCCTGAAGAATTTACAAATGCTAGATTGCAATATCTACCACAGCCGGGAGATAGCGAGGCTGTATTGGCTCAAAAAAAGGCTAATAGGGCTAATGCTATTGCGGGGCTGCAAACATCCGCTGGCGCAGCTTATAAAGCTCCGTCACTCTATGAACGCAGCGAAGCTGATTTTAATTCTAAGAAGAATAAAGGCGGCTGGGGCTATGGAGGAAAAGTAGATTAATGGCAAAGCATATAGTTAACGCCCCTGACGGAACAAGGCACATTATAAACGCTCCTGATGATGCTACCCCAGATCAGGTTATAGAATACGCGAGGAATAATATTCCTCAAGATGCTCCAGATCAGGTAAATTCGCCAGAAGGAACTGACATGGGCAAACTTGCCGCCTTTGTCGGTGGTGCAAATCAGGCTGTCCCATTCGGTAGAAAGATCACGTCTGCACTTGGCGCCGCTGGCGCTCTTGGTTTGGGAAAGATGCAAGGTCTTGAAACCGGAAGCTTTGGCGAGCTTTACAATCAGGCAGAACAGAATGCGGCGGCTACGTCAGAAGCAAATCCATGGATGTCTGGACTCGGAACGGTCGCCGGAATTGGTGCGACACTTCCTCTTGCTTCGGCAAAGGTTTTGTCTGGCGTTAAGCCTACAGAAGGAATTAGAGGGGCTATCAATGCAATACCACAAGGACTTGCCAAGATTGGCGATTTTGCTCGGGGTGGCAACCTCGCGGTACGGGCTGGTAAAGGTGCAGCTCTGGCCGCTCCAATGGGCGCGCTCTACGGAGCTGGTGAAGCCAAGACAGGGGAAGAACTCGCAGGCGCAGGACGCGGTGCTGGGCTGGCTGCTGGTATTGGCGCTGCCTTGCCTGTTGCTGGGGCTGCTATAGGGGCAGGAGTAGCTGGAGCGAAAAATATAGCTTCTGGCTATGGGGCTAGAAACGCGGATGAATTAGCAGAAGCCGCAACAGGAATCAAATCCGCAAGCTCTAAACTATACCAACGCATGAGAGATATAGGCGCTGTTTTTACACCGCAATCAAAAGCTGATATTTTCGGAAAAATTTCAAAAGAAGTATCTAGTGATGGCCCTTTAAATCAAGGGCTTCATGGGTCTACTATGTCGCTTTTGGATGATCTTAATGAGGCGGCGCAAAAATCTGATTTTGGTTTAGAGGAATTAGACCAATACAGGCGGCTTTTTAGTCGCATCCCAAGAACAAATCCAGAGGATGTACGTAAAGCGTCAATCGTTATAGACGCGCTTGATGACGCCGTTAATGATTTATCTGAAAACGCCTTTTCAAAAGGTGGGAAAGATGCAGTTAACGCTCTTAATTCTGCACGTAAGGAATACAACAGATTTTCAAAATTTGACCGCTTGGCAAAAATAATTCAAGAAACTGGTGGAGATGCAAACAAGATTAAATCTTCGCTTCAGCGCTTTGTTAATAATCCTAAAAAAACCAGAGGTTTTTCGCAAGAGGAAATTAAAGCAATTCAAGAGGCGGCGCGGAACTCTACAGGTGAGGGCCTGTTAAAAATGGCTGGTAAATTTGGTATTGACCTTGGTAGCTCTCTAAGTGTGGGAAATGCAGGTCTACCTGCCTTGCTCGGGGCCGCGACTGCGGTTGGAAGCTCTGCTGGTGTTGGGGCGGGCGCTGTTGCTGCTGGAACGGTAGCACGTCAAGCTCATAAATGGTTAGCGCGTGGCAAGGTTGAGAACATTCTGAAGTTAATAGAATCTGGCGCAGAAGTTGGCGTGAAGGAAATATCTGAATTGCCGCCAAGTGATGCAAAAAAACTCTTAAATATGCTAAAATTGCAAGGCTCCGCAGTAAGTGGAATCGGTGCAGCAAAAACAATAACGGAGTAAAACATGGCTATCCTTCTAGTCCCCCCCTACTGGCAACCGCTCGATGCAGACGGTAATCCGTTGGCAAATGGCCTTGTCTACACCTATGCAGCAAACACGCTAACGCCGAAAGCTACCTACACAGACAGCACAGGCGCAACTGCACACGCTAATCCTGCGGAGCTTGATAGCGCTGGAAGAATTGCGATCTGGGGCGAGGGATCATATAAATTCATTGTCAAGGATTCGCTTGGGAATACGATTAAAACCGTTGATAACGTCACGACATATTCAACGCTTGCGGATGAAGTTGACCCATACTTTGAATCATTCTCTGGTACAGGTTCTCAAACTGCTTATGTTCTATCTGAAGATGTAGGAACGGAGAGCAAAAATCTTATGATTTTTGTTGACGCCGGACTTGAAGCCTGCGCGACAAATGGGGCTTTTGCATCTGATACAGGATGGACAAAAGGTTCAGGATGGACTATCGGTTCAGGCGTTGCAACGGCGACAGGGGCTATATCAACAGCACTTAGCCAGACATCTGCTGTAACAGTCGTTCAGGGCCAAGCCTATCGCTTTACCTACACGATTACGCGGTCAGCAGGCGGTCTTATTCCGTCTATTGGTGGTACGTCGGGCGTTGAAAGAACGGCTTCCGGTACGTATTCAGAAGTGATTATTGCAGGCTCTACACAGACCATTGCATTCACTGGTAACGGCTTTACCGGAACTCTTGACAACGTATTTGTTAACGTCGTGGCTACTGCTGGTAGAAACGTGCAAGACCCTGCAACATATACAGTCAACGGAACGGCACTGACGTTTAATACAGCCCCTCCGCTTGGTACGAATAACATTCTTGTATTCGCTCCAAGCTTGCTTTTAGGGGCGGCGAGTAATGCAGTTGCAGCAGCAGAAGCAGCGGAGGCTGGTGCTTTGGCAGCACAGGTAGCAGCAGAGGCAGCACAAACGGCGGCTGAATTGGCAGAGACAAACGCGGAAACAGCAGAAGCGGCGGCTGAATTAGCTGCATCTGCCCTATACGGTACAAGCGCAACAAGCGTAGCAATCGCCACAGGCTCGACTGTATTCACTACACAGGCCGGAAAGCAATTTGACGTTGGAAACTGGCTCTTGATTGCGTCTGACGCCAATGAAGCAAATTACATGCATGGACAGGTTACGGCATACACAGGAACGACACTGACTGTAAATGTCACGAATATCGGAGGCTCTGGAACTCTGGCAGATTGGAAAATTAGCATTTCGGGCACTCGTGGCGCTACAGGAGCAACAGGCCCCGGCGGTGATATGTCAGGGAGTAACAACCTCTCCGAGCTGACAAATCCAGCTACAGCGTTTTCAAACATAAAACAAGCAGCATCTGAAACCGCTACAGGCGTCGTAGAACTCGCCACCAACGCAGAAACTGTCACAGGAACAGACACGGCTCGGGCTGTTACCCCTGCTGGTGTTGCTGCTGCGATTGATGCCAGTTTCACCCTTGCGACGGCGGTGGCCAGCACATCTGGAACGACAATTGATTTCAGCTCTATTCCGGCTGGAACGAAGAAAATCACGATCAATTTTGTGGGCGTCTCGACGGACGGGACAAGCAATCCGCTTGTCCAGTTGGGAGATGCGGGGGGTGTTGAGGCCACCGGATATCTCGGGGCCGGGGACAACGGCACGACCGTTGCCAACTTCATCACGGGTTTTGGCATTAATACGGCAAACGCAGCAACCGTATTGCATGGATCGATCGTCCTTAATCTTGTCGATGCTGCGACTTTCACATGGACGGCAAACGGGATTTTCGCGCATTCGAACAATGGCGTCGTCCAGAAAACCGCAGGATCGAAATCACTCTCGGCAGAACTAGACAGAGTACGAATTACAACAGTCAATGGCACAGATGCGTTCGATGCTGGCGTAATCAACATCACATATGAGGGTTAAAATGAGTGTAATTGAAATTAACGTCGTCACTGGTGAAAAAACAACGCGAGAGCTTACAGCAAAAGAACAGGAAGATATAAATGCTGCTTCGCTGGAAGATGCGCCTACTTATAAAGCCCTACGCCAAGCCGAGTACCCTCCAATTGGAGATCAACTTGATGCTGTTATGAAATGGATGGCGACAGAAACGGAGCTTAGCGTTCCCGCAGAGCTGAAATCAATTGCTATGGCGTGTATGGGCGTAAAAACGAAATATCCAAAATCTGAATAACGGAGGAGTTAATGGAGCCTGAAATTTCTGAAATCATCCTCCAAGAGCTGCGCGATCACCGGAAAGAAAGCGCGACGCGGCACGAAGCCATTGAACAGCGCGTCCGTCACGTTGAAAGCTGGCAATCGAATGCTGATGGAAAGATAACGGCTTTCGGTATTGTCGGTGTTTTTATTGGCGGCCTTGTCACTTGGGCTACTGATTTATTCCACAGATAAAAAAAGCCCTGCGTTTGGGGCGCAGGGCAAGGTCGAAGCGAAAAGATTACCGCAACATTGCGGCAATCGGATAATATCAGTTTACATCGCATTGTCAATCTGTAATAATATAGACGGATTGGGCTTTTCCCGGTCGGAAATCAGGCTCTGGGCTTTTCTCGGAGCCTTTTTTTTACATGAAAAAGGGCGACACGTCGATTCCCATGCCGCCCTCTTATCCTATTTTTTGCAGTATTTCTAAATTCTCATGGACGCCTTTCATAAGTTAGAAACACAGCAACATTGCTGCAATTCGCCATTATAACCATGTTTCAAAATTACGCAAGCACTTTAAATATTTCCATTTTAACGGAAAATAAAGTATATTTAATATAGATTTTCTCGGGGGAGAAACAAGTTGCGCTTTCCTGCTGCACACACTAAGGGGGCTGTTAGGGCGATTGTCCTAGCGGCCCTCTTGTTTTATGCAGGCCATGCATACCCAGCTACACGGACATTCCAATGCGGTGATATGAAGGCCGCCATACGCGCGCAGTTTGACGCTGGCAGGGGTTTCCTTGCAGTTGCGGCAGAACGCTCCGGATTTTCAATCATGCTGTTCCTAGACCAAAATACAGGCCGTTTCGCCATGCTCGGAATAGACGATGATTTAAACGCTTGTGAAATTCTCAAGGGGGATAGTTGGCAATGGGCATTAACCCG